AAACACTATCTCATTCCCTTCATAAACCTCACTCCGTACCAGATGAATTCCTGTCCCGCTGGTGTCTCGTCAGGATCAGAGAACTCAACACACTTTGCTGCCTCCATATCCTCAATCACCAGATACTCACTGGTTCCGTTTAATGTCTGCATCTCGTTGACAATGCTTTGAACCGTTGTCATGTGCGCTAATGCGGCAACCTGGTTGTCTGCACTGCTCGGAGTGAATTCAAAGTCAGCTTTAATGCTGTAGTACGCACTCCAGTTGATGATTCCGTTTTGATTCGTCCCTACTTCGTCATAAGACAACCGGACTCGTGGAACCGGCTGCGCTGAATTGTCCGCGTCGTAATCCTCATTAAACGTCTGGAATGGATAGATTGACGCCAGTGCCTCTGTCGCGTCGGCAGCAGCAACCGCAGTCTGAAACGTGGTGGATGCCGCCAGCAACGTCCGCAGGTTGTAGATCGGTCCTTTTACCCAGTTGGTGTCTACCATACGTCGTCAGACTCACTACTGTTTTTGTTCTTGGTTTTGACTTTCTCAGTGCGGATTAAATGAACCCTGAGCAATCCGTTTTCTTTATTGCCGGTTGTCAGAGTCTCCCACCGTTCCGAGTTTCTGAACCACACATCCTTTTTTGTGACAGTTGTTGAAGTTGGAATCTGAATCACCGCTTTACGGGTAATCTTCTTTCCCCGGTCTTCTTCTTCGGTCACACGCGACATTTCAAAGAACAACGCGGTTACAGTCGCCGCGCTGCCAGAAACGCCCGCAGGCCAGTGAGTAACGCCTTCCGCAAACTCATCCGTGTTCAGGAAGACGTTACTACTGTCTGCAGTCATCAAGTCATCAAGACTCATCTGGTTCCCCAGGCTTTGAAATAGTCGAATGTTACCCCATCTGTGTTCGTGTCAGATGTTTTCTGGAACTGAACGAACGGTTGAAGGCTTCCTGTGTAGTTCGACATATCGAAAGTCGTGGTAGTCGCTACACGCTTCAAGACGCTGTTATTGTCGCCAGTCATGTAGAATCGAACATCAGACGTTCCCTGGCTGAAATCGAGCTTAAACGTCTTATAAGCGTTGATCAGGGTTTGGCCTGTGGCAACGTCGTTGTTGTCGTTCGTTCCGTCATCAGATTCAACCACAACCGCAGTTGTTGAGTCGCCACCGATCACGCGGAACAATAAAGCCTGTGCAATGGAGTCGATTGCTGCATTTCGGTCTCCAGCTAGTCCAAATGCAAGAGATGTTGTTGCATCCAGTGCAGCCTGATTCATTTTCACGCGCCACTCGACACCCTGAATATTCCCAATGCCCATCGACAGTTTGTCACCGAATGACAAGCAGAGGTTCTGAACTTCAGCAGTTGCATCATTGTCAATGGTCACCTCACCAGTGGAAGACCCATCAACATAAGCGGCAGTGGATGAACCTGTGGTTGTAACAACCCAAGGATCGCCCTGACCAGCAGTAGTAAGAGTTCCACCACCAAAGAAGTCATCACAGAATTCCCAATAATTTTGAATACCAGCCATAACTAAAATTCTCCTATCCTGTCTTTATCAAGGTGCAGGCTACCCGTTTAGAATCAGTCACACGCTGATTATTTCGATTTGATTGGTTGTTTCACTTCCACAGGTTCGACAGCTTTCTCCACAACAGGTTTAATTGCTGCTTTCACCTTCGCTTCATCACCATCCGCTTTCACAATCGCATCGCATTGAGCGTGCGTCAGACTGTTGGCGATGATTGCGGCTTCTCTTCGCGTGCATTCAGTAATGATCTCGATGGTATTTCGCACCTCGACCAGACTTTTATGCGGGTTCTTTTCTTGTTCTGTTCTCATTTTCTCACCATTAAAAGTACGATTTATTCAAAATAGGGCAGGACGGCGGGAGAACCGCCCCACCCACGAGGCAGGCTTATGTATTACCCTGGTACAGACCACGATAATCGATTGCCTTCAGACCGTATGTCTGACGAATCTTCGACTTGATAGCATCAGTTTCGAAGCTGTCTTCCCGGCTGATTGATGGAGTCCGCTCACCCTGCAGGTAAGAGATTTCCACCGTGTCAATCGTGTTATTGTCAGCAGCCAACCACCAGTTGGTAGCAGACCCCAGATTGTCAAGCTGACCGTCTTCAATCACTTCCAGGTTGCGAGGACGACCGGCACCGTACAGCGGAGCGTTAGCAACCGCAGTCGGCATGAATCCACCATTGACCAACCGCAGAGCTGTAGCAGCCAGAGCGGTAGGAACAATCAGATAGCGAGGAGTCAGACCCAGAACGGTTGTAGAGTCCAGCCCGGTCTGAGTACCCATCACGCTGTAACCAACGTCAAGAGCGGTCTCACCCAGCGCTGTACCGTCCAGGTTGGCACCGTGACTTGTTCCGTGGAACAGTGCGATACCGTCAGACAATGCAGCGTTGTCAAGCAGGATCTCATACGCCTGCCGGTTGATCTTCCGACGCATTGCCGTACCCATCATCTGAACCCGGCGATTCATTGCGCCGAGGTCATCATTGACCAGCATCTCCAGAGTAATCGAGAAGATACCACCGTTTTTAGCGACACGGTAAGACTCTTTCCCGTCTGAAGTTGTCAGGTCTGGGTACACGCCGTTTTCAGCCACTTCCTCTGGCATGCTCATTTCACCGAACACGATTTTATCCATGTTCTTGAAATCGGTTGCATCTTCCGCAGTACGAACCCACCGATCAAAAGTTGACGGTGCTTCGTTGTAGGCTGCTCTCAATGTTTTGTGCATTGAGTTAAGGAAGACGTTTGCGAAACTTCCAGTGGTGTGGAATGAGTTTCCAGAACGTTCAATGAACGACTGCTGACCGATTGCCCGGCGTACAATTTCCTGTGAAGGAAGTCCGGTCACGTCAACACCAGCACGTTCCAGGAACTGGCGTGCGATTTCAGGAATACGCATGTAACGGAAATCATTGGCACCAGCAGGAGCCTCACCGATTTCCCGTTGCAGGTCTTCAGAGACTTTAACCCCGTTCAGGCTGCGTTGTACCATGCCGTATTCAACAGCATTGTAGAACTTGTCCTTTTCAGAGGCACCGCGTTCGATTGTCTGTCCCGGCCCCACAGCTACGCCTGATGGCTTGTAGTTGCGGTTCAGGATGTCGGTTGCAATTTCATTCACATCCTTATCTCCATTGAGGTATTCTGACCGGGTTTTGTCATCGACTTTGTGGCTGCGGCAGAGTTCATCCACAGCGTTGTAGCGTTCTTTGAATGCCCGCTGGATCTCTTTCAGATCATCAGCACTGGCCTGTTTAATTTCAGTGGTGCCTTTTGCCAATAATCTTGCAGTCTCAGGCAACTGGCGTTTGAAATTTCGAACAACCTCAAGAGCGAGCTTCGGATCAATGCCCGGCTCGTCTTTGTCGAGTTCACGCTCAACAAACTCCAGTGTCTGCTTGTCGGTTGCTTCAGGATCAAGGCCACGCTCAACCAGCAATTTCTTCAACTCTTCATTCATGATTTCTTTCCTTAACTCTTCAGGTTCTGCGTATGCCCGCTGAGCGACCAACGCCTTAGCATCTCGATCCGCACCAACAACAACGGCGGAACCCTCAATCAATTGCGACCGTGTAATGGTCTTTGTCTGCTTGTCGAACTTGCGTTCCAGTGTCCGAGCACCCACCGAAAAGTCGGTTAAATGCCCGTCTGCGTATTTCTCAAACGTGGTCCTGCTCACTTCATCTGACGCAAAGTAAGCACGCCCGATTAACTGCCCGTCCTGGACAGTGAAATCACGAATTGAACCAAGCACGTTCTTCACGCTTTCGCGCCCGTGTGAGTCCACCATCGGCACTTGACTTGGCATATCCATGCCCTCAAGCCGGATTACCTCATCAACCACCTGCATCCGTTCAAGGTCATAAACTCTGACCGGACTTTCAGTCGCCAATACCAGCGGGATAGATCGGTTTTCTCTGTCGATTCCGTCCTGAATGACTGTTGCCATTCGCAGAACATCAACCGACTGAGCTTGCGACCTCTCCAGCTTTCGCGGGTGTTGTTTTTTTGCCATTAGTCTTCATCCATAAATAAAGCACGCTGCACCATTTCAGTGACTAGCATCCTTGTTGTGTTTGAGGCTGTACCGCTTTTCTGATCCGTTGTGTCTGGCAACAGTCCTTCATTTGACTGCAGCTCTCTCTCCATGCCTCGCTGCTTGAGAGTCTGCCGCCAGTCGCTACCGTCGCGCTTCAGGTTCTCTTTTGCGAGTGTTGAGAGATTGTTTTCAACAGCCATCACGGTTGCCGTGACTTCCTTCAACGGGTCAACCCACTCCCAGCCAGGTGGCTGCCATTCGTGTGCAGTCCATTTGTGGAAATTGGCGATGAACTCAAACGATTCCGGCATTCCTTCCAGCTCGTTAGCAACTGCCAGCGAAACAAAACGTTCCCAGACCGGAATACAGAAATGGTCTATCAACCACTGCTGTTCCATGCGGAATTCTCGCCGGTCCTCAAGGTCAGAGGCACGGTTGCTGCTGTAGTTTGTCTGTGAATAATCGCGTGTTAGTCGCTCGTAACTGAGGCCCGTTCCGACACCCATTGCCCGCTGCATCAGTGTCAGCCATGCGATTGCCTCACTCTGGTGTCTGCCTGGGTCAATGGTCTGGATTTCCTCACCGGGAAACAGTCGTGCGACCAGTGCCGGTTCCAGGTATTCGAACGGGTTGCTGTTCTCGTCTGTACCGTCGTCGGTAGACGGTCCCATAATCCCGCCATCGCTGCCCGCACCTATTGTTTTAATGGCAACTGAGAAGCAACTGGCGACCGTTGAGGACTTCAACTCATTATCCATGTACTTATCAAGGTTCTTCAGCCACATGACGATAGGAGCGAAATCAGACACCCCTCGCGTCTGTCCAACCCGGTTCGGTCGGAATAAGTGAATGAAGTTCTCTGCCGGTCGCCGCTCTGCCATCACATGAGTTGTGTGGATGTCGTTCGGATGGTACGGATACAACCAGTAAGCAACTGTCTTGCCGTTTGCGTCGATCTCAACGCCGCGCCGGATCTCGTTTCCGGTCGCCTGGTTGATCTGCAGTTCATCGTTCGACAGTCGGTCGATGTCGATCAGCTCAAGAGCGAAAGGAATCTGCCGTGCCGGGTCATTGACTTCCACGAATTGAACAAGGATTTCACCCGCTTCGGCAACTTCGGAAATGATCGTCTGTTGCATTTCGTAGAACGACTGACGACCTGTGATATCAACCTTACGCTGGAACCTGTCCCAGACTTCTTCAATCAGTTCGTTGAATGTTTCGTTTTGCTCGCCGTCGGAATCTTTCACTCGTGACTGCGGTTTAATCCCTGCACCAACGATATTTCGAACTTTCGCCCGAATAATCCCGCGTGCATAGGCGTTGTTTCTTACAAGGTCTCTGGCCCGTGCTCGGATCGTGTCGGCATCAGAATACAGCTCAAGGTCTGCAGAGCGGTTGTAAGATTTCCAGCTCTTATTGAGTCTGTCGATGCGTGCCGCTTCGTAGGCTCGCTCAATCGTGTCCTGATTGGCTACCGCACTGTTAAAGGCGTGCCGGTCCTGCATCCGGTTTAACGCCTTGCCCGGTGAGAAGTATCCAATCACTTTGTCAACGACGTTGAGCATCAGTCAGTCGGCTCCTGCATCTTGGCGACACGGATAAACCCACCGGACCGACGCGCAATCAGGCCCTCAAGCCTTGCTAATGCGCTGATCTGTGATTCTGCGGAGCCTCGCTTGACACGTCGCCTGTCGTTGCTGACCTCGTATTCTTCAACGAGTCCACCACCGATCGCGGTTTCAAGGGCTGTCTTTGCTGTTGTGTAGTCTGTCATACCCTAATCATTGCGATTAAGGCGAAACAGTCAGGACCGTTCGTCCACGTGCGTAGACTTTTTGCGCTGTGATGTGATAGAAAAGTTGTGACCGCAGTTCTTGCACTTGCATTTATGGATAGTCCAGGGGGGAGTCTGGCGCGTACCCTGAGTAAATGTGTTCCATGATCCACAGTTATTGCAGTCAGGCGCTTTGAACTTCTGGCCCGGTTCAAGAGTTATTGAGGTTATCATTGTTTGCTGATCACTCCGTACTTTCGCGGTCTCGCATTCCGTTTCATCAGTTCATTTGTCGCCACAACCATCCGCGCCACCATGTTCCCCACACAACCGTCTAACATGTGATTGTGTCGCCGTATCTTGAACCACTCTTTCTTAACGCCCTTACCCTCTTTAAAGACGCTGCGGAACTCCTCAGCGGTCACTTCTTGCGCGTACTTGTGGTGCTCCAGAGGATCTGTACCGAACAGCGTAATGCAGCCCGGTGCAAGCCCGTAATCCGTGTCCGGCTTGATCAGGAACCCGCTGTGTACCCGGTGTTTCAATGCGTCGGGATCGAAGTTGACAACCCACATAGAGCCATCCTTTGACATGTGGTAGTGCCGGTTCCCATCCACAGGTATCTTCACCTTAGCTGTCTGAACCTTTGCGTTCTTGTTTTCAGGGTGCCTGTAGTTCGGCAGACCGTGACTCGGCATCCAGTTTCCGGGCAGCGTGGGAATGATCTTCAACAGCAATTCCCGCCAGTTACCACAGTCGATCAGCCCTAAAGGCATATCGGGATATTGTTCATTGATGACCGGGCAGAGTTCCCATAGTGCAGCCTCAATCGCTGCCTCATCACCAATGATTTCAGGGTGTGGAGTTTCATGAAATCCGTAATCAATCACATGAATCCGTTTGTCAACCTTGCACTCAACCGACCATTGAAGAACCCTCATTGAAATATCTATGAAGCAGGTCACAGGATTGGCACCGTTCGGAATCTCCCCGCGTTTAATCCCAGAGCACCGGCCCTCGTACCGCTTGTCTGAACCCCTCACAATCCCGACTGAGATAGGAATCTTTTCTGTATTCAGGTCCTTCGCCGGTAAAGCCCAGATAAACTGCTTCATTTTTAGCTGGATTGCTTCGGCATCCTCAGATTGTGCCGCTTCCCACTCCATTTCACCCAACCGTTGAGCTGTGGTAAACAGGTTGTTGAACCCATCCCAACGCCCGCCAAACGTGTCTGTATCAACCGCAGTTCCCGTAATCGTTCCGTCTGGCGTGATTTCCTGCCCCGCGTGGACAATCTTTGCCTCAAGATTCATCTTCAATCTGTCGTCTTCAGTCCAGCACCCCCCGCATTCAGAGCAGGCAAACATTGCCTTACGCCCGGCTTCCATCTTGGTCTCTGCGTCTTCCCAACCCACCAGCGATTCACGACCCGGACACACCCAAGCGTCACAATGCTTACACTGGCACATAATCCGCGAGGCTGTTCCGTTGGTGTATTCCTGCCAAGTTCGCCCCTCCTCCAGAGAGACAGTACATTCCATGTAAATTCTGTCGAGTCCGGCCCGCTGGTAGGAGTTGGTTCGCACTTCCAACTGTGTAATCTTGTCGGCTTCCCGCGAAGTACCTCCAATCTCATCCATACCATCTGTTTCAGTGATCACCACCACAGGAGCAGTCGCACCGGCACGCCCCTTGTCACCACCGCCCCCAGTCATGAACAGGAGAGAAGCCCCGTTTGCAAAGTGAATTTCTGTTGGTGTACCACCCTGTGAGCCTTGCCCCTTCTTAGGTAACAGATTGCGGTAACGGCTCGCCAGAATCGCAGGCTTAATGTCGTTCTGCCACTTGTTACCAACCATATCGCCCGAAGGCACACCACAGATCACATTCTCTCCCCGTTCAAACAGATGCCACATAATAGGAGCCACAAACGCCGTGAGCGACTTTCCCGACTGTGTTGGTCCTGTGATGCAATGCCGCCTCCATTTGCCGATCTCCTGCATCAACAGCTTTGTATATGGTTGACGATCAGGGCTGAACCTCATCCCCTTGTACGGTCCATCAGGAATAATCAACTCTTCACAGCACCACTGATAGAAAGTCCGTAACCGCTTCGGCTTCAGCTCCTGATACAGATCGTCCAGAAATCGGCAATCATTGCTCTCCATGCTCGCTGTCGTCGCCAAGATCATTCCTGATTGACTCCCTTGCCTGTTCCCATCCCTCAAGCAGTATCTCCAGTGCCTCATTGCCGAACTGCCTGTCCAGCTTCTCCCCTGCCGCCTTCATGAATCCCAGAGACCGGATAAAGGCTGGCCTCACGTTCTCAATGTTGATCATCTCTGACCGCCTCTCCTGTAAGTCGATCTCTGCGAGGTCTGCCTTGACTCCCCGGTATCGCTCCAGGTTGTCGCTATCCCCGCCGGCCAACAGCGGGTCTGCAGACTTGCACCACTTGTTGATCTTTGCCCACTGCAGCATCTCAGACAGTGGATAGTTTCCTCTTCTTCCAGGGCATCCTTCCATTGTCCATGTCTGAATCGTCTTTGTTGACACCTTGAAAAACCGGGCGCACTCCCCC